CGTAACTCTAGAACCAGGCCTCTGGAGCTTGAGTAATTTTGGTCAAGTATTAGTTGCAACTATTGCAAATGGTAAAACATTTACATGGAATGCCGGAGCAGCATCACCCTTAACAGTTAGAGCATCTACAGGTACTTCGGGTTTTTCTACATCAGCTAACCCAACTGCAACAAGAGTCACATTAGTTTCACCTACAACACGTCACTTAATTCATTTAGGAACTGAAACTGTTATTGGAGATACATCTTCTCAAGATGATATGTTTATAAGATTTTCTGATCAAGAAAATATAAATGATTACACTCCAACTGCTATTAACTCAGCCGGATCACAAAGACTTCAAGATGGGACACGAATTATGGGTTCATTAAAAGCAAAAGAAACAATTTTAGTTTGGACAGATAATGCTTTGTATACTATGAAATTTATCGGTGCACCTTTTACATTTGGATTTGAACAAGTTGGTACAAACTGTGGATTGATTGGTAAAAATGCAGCTGTTGAAATAGATGGTGTAGCTTTTTGGATGAGTACAAACGGTTTCTTTATGTTTGATGGTACTGTTAAATCATTACCTTGTAGTGTTGAAGACTATGTTTATGATCAAGCAGACACTACTAAAGGTCAACAAATATGTGCTGGTTTAAATAATCAATTTACAGAAGTTGTTTGGTACTACCCTTCAACTAATTCTGAATATAATGATCAATATGTAGTATTTAATTATGGGCAACCTATGCAAGGTGGTGTTTGGTATATTGGAACAGAAGCAAGAACTTCTTGGATTGATGCAAGTGTATATCAAAAACCTTTTGCAACTAAATATAATTCAACATTGGATGGTACTTTTCCTGTAATTGTAGGTCAAGATGGTTTGGGTCAAACTCAATTTTTTGAACATGAAGTAGGCACAGATCAAGTTAATCAAGACGGAAGTACAACGACAGTTACATCATTTGTAAAATCATATGACTTTGATATACAATCAAGACAACAAGGAACAGAAGGTATTTCAGGAGACGTATTTTTAGCTATGAGAAGATTTGTACCGGACTTTAAAAATTTACAAGGAAATGCTAAAGTAACATTAGCTGTTAAAAGATATCCTCAACAAACAGATACAACAACAACTTTAAGTCCCTTTACAATCGACTCTAGCACTGATAAAAAGGACACTAGAGCCAGAGGAAGATTTGTTAACATTAAGATAGAAAACACTGATGTTAGTGAGTCTTGGCGTTTTGGCACATTACGAATTGACATACAACCAGACGGACGTAGATAATGGCAGTTAGATATCCAGACATAGGTGATCCAATGATACCTGAATTAATACCTAATCAAAGGCTTATAGATCTTAGAAAACAATTTGGTGTTCCAGGTGAATTTTTACTAGATGACTATAATGAGTATTATACAAACATGAATGATAATCAACCTATTGAAAAAATAGGTGATGGTGTTTCTCCTGATCTTAAAGAATATAGTATGGCTAGTGTTGGAAATGGTGAAGGTGGAGGTATAACTGAATTATTACAAAGTCAAGATGGTGCAATTGGTTATGTCAAACCACTTGATTCAATAGATAGTACAGGAATTACTGGTATTGATTTTATTGATAGACCTCTTCCTCAAGATTTAAGAACTAATACAATTGAAAGTTTAAAAAAACAATTTAATGAAAATAAAGCACTACAAGCTAGGTTTGATACTTTTGATAATTATATAAAACAAAGTTATCCACAAGGTTTAGAACCAGAAAAAACAGGTATCTTACAAAACATAAAAGATGGTGGTAGTAAATTTTTAGACTTTATAAAAAAAGGTGGAGTTATAGGCAATCTAGCATCAGGAATTTTACCTGAACAAAGACCAGAATCAATTTTTATGAGAAATTATTATGGTGGTAAAGATGGTAGTAATTTAACTAGTTCTGGTTCTATAGCATCTGGTTTGATGAAAGGTTATAACCCTGTATCAGGTGGTGGTTTATATACACTAACAGGTGGTAGATATGGAGAAGAGCCTACATATGGTTTACAAAATGCTTATGACAGAAGAATGGATACTATTAGAAAAACTTTAGCTAAACAAGCTAATGATATTGCAACAGGTAAAAGAACAAAACCAGTTTCAGAAGTTCTAAGAGAACGATTAGAAAAAATAAGAGAAGAAAAAGCAAGAGAAGCAGAAGCATTAAGAGTTTCAGAAGAAAATAGAATAAGACAAGCACAACAACGTCAAACACAAATTGATGATCGTATAGAAGCCGAAGCTAATCAAAGATATAGAGATGATCCAGGAGCTAAAAGTTATTCAGGAGGTTTTGACAGATCTACGAATAATTATAATGATCCATTTAGTCCAGGTGATACAGAATAATGGCAAAAGTAGTAGTAAGATTACCAGAGCCAAAAGAAGAGTATGACTTTTCTAACCAAAAACAAATTAACAGAGCAATAGCTTTGATTGTAGAACAATTAAATTCTACGTTTTTAAACGAACAAAAACAAGATCAAGAAAGGTACGCTTGGTTTAATGGCTAATATATATAAAAACGCAAAATTAGATTTAACAACTAATACAGTTACTACATTGTATACTTGTCCATCAAATTCTAGAGCAATATTAAAATCTATGTATGTTTGTGATGATAGTAATAACGGTAGCACTATTACTGTTAAATTATATAATGGAGATCCAGCTTCTGCTGATGAATTTATTTTGTTTGATGTTAAAACAATTGCAGGACATGCAACAGAACAATTAATAACTGAAGCGATAGTTATGGAAGAAAATGAAGTACTACAAGTAATTGCTGCAGATGCAAATAGATTGCATGTGGTAGCGTCAATATTAGAAATAAACAGGGATTAAATATGTCATTTATAGAAACAGAAGCATCAGTAAGATATGAAACAGTTAACGGTAAAAAAGTTATGATTATTACACCTAAATGTGAAGTTACTCTAACTAATATGAAAACAGGTCAAGAATATATGTCGGACGCAGAATCAAATGCTGATGTAAATAATCCTGAAACAGAAACTAAAAGAGAAGATATACGTAGAGACGTTAAAATAACAGTAGAAGAAATTAACTTAGGAGCAGGTTCTGAGTTGTAAAACTAGTAATTTTTATATAAAATAAAACAATGGCAATATCAAGAATGCAAGAACCCAGACAAAATTACGGACTAGGAAGTTTTGTAAAAAAAGTTACAAAAAAAATAACTAAACCTTTTACAAAAGTTGCTAGTAAAATAGTGCCTAAAGAAATAGCAGGTATTATGAGAGCAGCTGCACCTTTCTTACCGCCAGGATATAGAGAAGCTGCATACTTGTTAGGTACAGCAAAACAAACAGGTAGAATTAGTCCAATGGATTTAGCCTTAGCTGCAGCACCTACGTTTTTTAATAAAACGCAAATGGGTCAAAATATTAAAAGTGGTGTAGGTAATTTTACATTACCGGGTATGGATAAAAATTTAAGTCAATTAGCGGTTGGTTCTCCAGAAAAATTTGCTATGGGTAACGAAGCAGATGGACTTATTAATGTTGCAGATTCAACAAAAGGTTTTTTTGGTACAGGAGGAGAGTTTAATTTATTAAAAGGTTCTATGTTAACAAAACCTGATGGTAGTTTAAGTTTTTCAAAAGCAGCAGGAATAGGGACTGGTTTATTATCTTTAATACAATCTGCTAGCACACCAGAAGAAGCAGGAAATGCTTTAGCATCTGCAACAGGAAATTCTGATGAGTATCAAAGAGGTTATGATATGTTTAATATGTTAGATACAAATGCTTTTAAAATAGATGATCAATATATAAAACAAACAGCAGCTAATGGTGGTTTAATGAGAACTAATTATGCAATGGGTAGTGATGATGAACCATTACCAAACGATCCAACAGAACCGGTCAATCCTTTTAGACCAAAACCAATAGGTCCTTTTCCATCTAAAATGGCTGGGATACCTAAAGATTTAGATCTAGAAAAAGCTAAAGAAATGTTTATAGAGTTTAATG